GCCCAGCGACCGCCCTCCCCCCTTTTTGGATTCCTATATTCGCATAACCCTTTTCGACCTTTGGAACCTTGTTTTGGATTTTATCTCCGCATCTAGCATAGCGAAGACAACGCTCGAAGCCATCGCTCGCTTCGCTTCCGTATAGGTTAGTAGATAGGGTAACAATCTCGTTGCTCTTACTACATACCTAGGAGGTATATCATGGCTAATAATAAATCTAAACCTAAAGCAAGACCTTATGACGTTTGTGTAGCTACGGCTGGTTTCCCCGGCACAGATGGTTTCGTTCAACAATCAACGCGTGTTGGTAAAATGTGGATCAAAGAATCTGGTGCGTTGTTCTCAACCATCGACTTCGATATCGCTATCCCTACTGAAGTAATAGAAGCTATTATTGCTCAAACTAAAGAAGGCGTACCTATAACTAAAAGTCGTTTTGTTTCAGCTTCACTCGCTGTCTTTAATCCTAAGTCTGCTGAGTAACTTAGTAAGGCATCACCTTCGGGTGGTGTCTTTTTTTTATTTCACCGGTGGTCGGGCACATGCCTGCCTACTATCATTAATGCATTATATAAAGGAGAATCTTATGAGTATTGCATACAAAACTGGTCTAGGCGTTTCGGCCTGCGTTAGACTTTTTACTAAAGCTACAACTAGAGTCGTTACTGACTTTGGTCGTGGTATGGCCCAAGGGACTATGAAGTCTATGCCTCTGCCTGTCGATGTCGACGAGCAAATCATGCAGGAACTATCATCAGAACCTGTACAACAAGAACTGCCCGGCACCACTGTCGAGCAACCTAAAGGAGCATTATAATGGATTTAGTATCTATTGCTTCTATTATGGTAATTGTTTACATAACACTATCGTTGTTGTTAAAGACTACGCTAGTAATTGTTTACAGCTACTTCATGTACAGAATGTTCGATGGAGAGTCTAAGTATAAAGAACCAAAATGGATGTCGGATGAGGATTCGGCATTTCCATTTGGTAATGAATAATGGCTCGATGTAATTGTGGAGCATACATACCGTATCACCCACTCTATGAACATGCGAACATAGAACCTGTAAGTAACGCTTATGAGCTAGCCGAGAAATATCTTGAGTTAGCTTATAAACAAGACGACACATCGGATGTCGAACAGTTACTTAAACTATCTAGTAAATACCATTCGGTCTTTACTTCACTACTATCAGACTATATCAAGTCTAAACCATCACTCGACATTTAATCATATCTGGGGGCTTCGGCCCCTTGTCTACTAGCAAGGAACTACTATCATGCATACTACTATCATCAACGAGCGAAGCGAGTTGTGCTTGCTTGCATGCTGCATGCATGTTCCATCGGTTCCACGACTTTTCCTAATGTGGAACCACCCGGCGGAACCATGCCATCGACAATGCCAGCAAGGATCAGAGGCCTGCGACCATGCCTCCGGTTCCAGTGTTCCATTACGAACCGCGCGAGCGTTAGCTCAGTCGACCGGGAATCTTTATTCTTTATTATTAGAACTTATATTAAATAAACCAGGAACCATGGAACCAGCACCTAAGACTCGCGTCAGTACAGCATCTAGCGCGTTCCACTACTACTGGAACCAAGCGGAACCACTGGAACCAACTGACAGCGTATGTCGCCCAAGTATCAGTGCGCGCAGACAAGCTGCGCTTCCGCGGAGATTTGTACTCGGTAAATATACATACCGAATTGAATGTGTATATCGGTTGTTACGGAAACCACACACAGGGATGAAAAGCCCTGTATTACTATTAACTACAAACTACCCTATGGAGGTACATATGTATAAACGAAATAAGACTTACGACGGAACTATACTGCAAGGTCTCATACCTGAGCTAGCTAACAAAAGCTCGGTTGGAAATACTAAAGCAGTGCACAAACGTGAACAAGATTCTGATGCTGAAGGTTCAGCAACAATCAGACATAAAGTAGAACCAGTCATTCTTGCAATGGCTCTGTTACAAGGAGGTAACTAAAATGGGAATGGATGTATATGGGCTCAACCCCACAATAAAGAATGGATCAGTAAAACCAAGCATGTCGAACTTCAAGGATCTTACCGATGAAGAGAGACAACATTACTTTGATGAAACAGAAAAGTATGAATCAGATAACCCCGGAGTTTACTTCAGGGCAAACGTCTGGCGATGGCGTCCGCTGTGGCAGTACGCATGTGACTTAATGCATGATGCATTTACTCAGGAAGATATTGCCGGTGGCAGTGTCAACTCTGGTTATGCAATAACTAGTGACAAAGCATCTGTGTTATCAGAAAGAATGGAAATGGCTATCGAAGCTAATGCCCATCATATGTATGAGCGTGACTACAAAGCCATGCAAGATAACTTACCGCAAGTTGAATGCGAAATATGCGATGGCGTAGGCATGCGTCAATATGAACGTGAAGAAAACATAACAGAATTAGCACCCTGTAACTCATGTGATGGCAGTAAGCTAAGAGACGACTGGCGTAAAAGCTATCCTTTCTATGCTGAAACTGTCGAAGAGTTTGCGTTGTTCGTTAAGAACAGTGGCGGATTTGAAATACGTTAACGGCAGAAGGAACGTAAAGTTTCTTTTCATAGCATCTTTGGAATGCAGGTGTTGTCAAAAGCATTCCACTCAATTAACTAATAAACACTTTATGGAGGTGTAATTATGCATACGATAAATCCTTTAGCTCTTATGGACGAGCTCAAAGACTGTATAAAAGCTGGATATCCAGCAATGATCTGGGGTGGTCCCGGTATTGGTAAGTCAGAGATACCACAACAGTTGGCGAAAGAATTGAATATAAAACTTCTAGACTTTCGTGCTAACTTATTCGACCCTGTCGATGTCCGTGGTATTCCTTACATTAAAAAAGTAACGGAAACACAAAAGCGTTATACGTCTTGGGCTGTCCCAGATGTATTCCCTATTGTAGAGCGTGACGGTGACCGTGGTATTTTGTTTATTGACGAATTACCTACTGCACCACCTGCAACCCAAAATGCCTTCTTGCAATTATTGCTTGACGGACGTATTGGTGACTATGAACTACCGAAAGGTTGGTCATTGTTATGTGCAGGTAATAGACTGACAGACTCGGCCGCTGTATATCAGATGCCTAGTCCAGTTAGAAACAGAATGGCGCATTACGAACTTGAACCAATCTTACAAGACTGGGTCGAGTGGGCTTACAAACATGACATACATGAGGATGTCATTGGCTTTATAAATTTCAGACCTAACTTATTATCTAAGTTTAATGCTGATGAATATGCTTTCCCTACACCACGAGCGTGGTCCATGGTTAGTAAAAAGCTATACAAGTCCAACACTAACGAAGAAAGATTATTTTATGGTGTTTCTTCTTTAGTTGGCGATGGTGCGGCAGGCGAGTTTGTTGCTTTCAAACAAATAGCTAACAAGTTACCTGATATAGATAAGCTTGTAGCTGACCCTAAACTGTATAAGAAAGACGAAGACCCTGCGTTACTTTACGCATTGACTACGGCTATCGCGACTAGGGCTTCAGATACTACGATAACTAACATAATGAAACTGTGTAATAAAATACCTACCGAGTTTCAAGTTGTTCTTATCAGAGGTTGTTTTGCAAAAAACAGAGAACTTAAATCACATAACGATGTACGTAAGTGGATTACAGACAACGCTAATGTCATATTATAGGAGAAAATATGAAAACAGTTAGATTATCACAAGACCTTAAGTGGACTATAAGTTCCAATGCAAGGCAAAAGTATATAACTGCTAACCCTCAAAAGCCATACCCAGATCATGGGTATGCGCTACTAAAGGAACGCGAGCTAACAACTAAAACTGACCGAACAGCTACCATGTTCAAGGAGATATGGGGCACTAATATGCCTACTACTACTGCTAGGTCTATTGTTATTACTAGTTTGTTTAGCAAAGAACCAGACGAAGATGGCTATGTAGAAACCTACAATAGAAATTACTCGTTTGCGATACCAGAGACTGAGGTTCCTGATTTTGTATGTCGTTACGACATTATAAATCTAGAAGTAGAACCTGATCATCCAACGTTCGTTGAGTGTATAGGTGTACAAAACTATAACGAATCGTTAGACGGTAAACAAAGTGAACAACGTAGATCACTTGACAGTGTTATGGAACGTTTTTCTACCTTAAACCAGCTACTTAAGGCTGCGCCTTACTTAAAAGATCTTGTCCCTGCAGATAAGATAACTAAGATGCACGAAGTAGACGATCGTTCGGGTAGACGTATAGAACTTGCAGAACTTGCAGACGGCGAGCTACAAGGCATGCGCGAAACGTTACTCGAAAGCTCATTACTAGGAGATGATTAATGAACCCACAGTTTGTAAAAGCTAGGGCTAGGTTAATTTTAGATCAGCCATTCTTTGGCACTTTGTGTTTGCGTCTTAAAGCAGTAGAAACTGAAGAGATGCCAACCGGTGCTGTAGATGGCGTGCATTTATTTTACAATCCTAAATGGTTTAGTAAGCTGTCAGAACTAGAACGCGTTGGCTTTCTAGCTCACGAAGTTATGCATATGGTGCTAATGCATCATGTGCGTAGACAAGAACGTTTGCCTCAAAAATGGAACGTCGCAGCTGACTATGCAATTAACAACCATCTTTTAGCAGAAGGTTTTATTCTGCCTAAAGGTGGTCTAGTGGATGATGCTTACCTTGATATGATGTCAGAAGTTATCTATAACTTGTTGCCCGACCCACCAAAAGGTTGGGAAGACATGAAGTTAGATTCTGGTAATTGCGGTGGTGTTTTAGATCACCCTCAATCAGACGGAACTTCTGGTACTCAGAGTGCTATAGAAGCCAAGCTTACTGTTGCTATTAATCAGTCGGCTGAAGCAGCTAAAGCCCAAGGTAAATTGTCTAGTAATATGCAAGGACTTGTATCAGATGTAGCTACACCTAAAATAGATTGGAAGATGGTGTTAGCAAGGTTCTTACGTGCTAATAACAAATCTGACTTCTCTTGGCTTAGGCCTAACAGACGATTTATCGGTCGTGGCTTGTACTTACCTTCTTTGCATACACCATGCTTAGAAGAAGTAGCAGTTGTGTGCGATACATCAGGTTCTAGAACTGACGAAGAACTTAGTCAAGATCTAGCAGAGATATCATCTATATTACGTGACTTAAGTCCGCAAGCTATTCATCTTATACAGTGTGACACTGAAGTTAATAGCGACGTCGAATACACCAGAGAATCTTTACCTTTAAAAACAGTAGAGTTCAATGGCCGTGGCGGTACTAGATTTGCTCCTGCAATAGAACACGTAAACGAAAATCATCCTAACGTTACTGCACTTATATATCTTACAGATTTAGAATGCGACGACTTTGGCGATGCACCTCATTATCCGGTGCTATGGATAACAACTGAACCCGGGGAGGCCCCATATGGCGAAATCATCGAAATGTAAAACAACGGCAGAAGAATATGCGACATCAGTATTGGTAGGTACTGGAGTTCTTTTTCTGCTTTTTGGTATTGCGACTAGCATCCAATACTCACTAATCCTACTGGGCACAGGCATCGGCCTTGGCTCAATCTTATATTTATTATGGAGAATTATATGAATGCATCTACAGTTAGTGCTTTAACTACAGCACTTTGGATTTTAATCGAGGCTATACAGTTTGGCTATATGGCTTATTTAATGTGGAGGAATAAACATGATATTAGTAGGCATCCTATCAGCTCTAGGTTTACTGCTACTAGCTCTTAAAGCTGGCGGTAAAAAAACTATTGGTCACGATGTATTTGTTGACGTCTTAATTACAGTCACTCTAATGGTGTGCTTTTACGGCACATTCAGCGGTATGACTGCAGCTATGGTCGGCGGTTTATCTGCTTCTATAGTCTTATTCGTTCTGAAAAAGACTATGGTTCACGAGAAACTGACGCTTGAAAAAGACAACAAAATAATTATGTCAAAACCAATTAACATATCAATCCCAACAGTCAAACCTAAATGGAAGACTGTTCAACCCGACTGGAGGTCATAATGAAATATAAACTTGAAACATATTCCTTAAATCATATTTGGTATAAGGAATATTACGAAGTAGAAGCTAATTCAAAAGAAGAAGCAACGCAAAAGGTGAAAGATTACAGCGAAGAAGCAGAACTTGTTTACTCTAAACAAGTAGAAGTAGAAAACACCAGAGCTGAATTTAATGTTGAATCAATACAGGAGGAAGACTAATGAAACAGACGTTAGACGAAGCAATAACTTTAGTATCAGAACTTAGTGATTACGAAAACTTACAGGTAGCATATGCTTGCTTACTTTATATTAACAGGTCAAACCCAAATTTTATAGTGTATCCCAACACTGAAAAAGATGGGCACGGCTTAATTATGGCAGAGGTGCAAAAAGAATTCATTACGTTAACTACTGATTATCTTTCCGACAAAGATAACGCAGAGAGAATAACGTACTACAACATAAAACAAATAACTATGAACGACAGAGGAGAAACATAATGGCTAAGAAAAGCTTAGACACTTTTAACAAAGATCTTAAAACTAAATTAGAAGATGTATTTGGTAAAGAATTTATTAACAATAAAGTAATTATTATGGGTTTAGATGACGAAGAACCAGCTGATAAGTATCAGGCAGTAAACAACAATAATAAGGATTTATTCAACCAGGGAGAAACATAATGGCTACAGTATCAATGTCGCAAACGTTGCGTGACCAAATAGCAGAGAACTTTAAACAACAATTGTTTAAAGCTTACAGAGTGCATTCAGATATAGAACCGCACATACAAAAAATAGTTAACCATATTAGATATCAGGATGACGATTTTAGATCTGCAGTAGATCTGCAGGACGAATGGAGCAGTATTTATAAAACTTTAGCTATAAAGTTTCCGAATGCTGCAAGCGGTAGTAGTTACAGCGACATTCTGACAGAGAATTTTATTAAGCCCCAAAGAACACTAGGTTTAATAATAAATCCGTCTTTGCCTAAAGAATCTAATTTTACTTTCTATTCAGAATATTCTCAATATGATAAAGAAATGGAAGACGGCGGTTATGGCATAAGAGACTATAAACAGGGTTTATTAAATTACAACAACGGTGACGTACCTGTTGTTATTAAAGATTTAGAACCTTTTTATGCCCCTTTTGATTTTGATTTACGATATCACAGGGGTTGGGGAGAAACTCAATATTCTCCTAATGGCGCATCTATGCTTATTACAGACCCTGATATGTGCAATGCATTATCAAAAATAGGCGAAGTTGAGAAAAAAGTAAGTGATAAATTAGTAGAATTTATGGATTACCTATTAAAAATAACCACACTTAAAAAGTTTGTAGACGAATGGCCAGGGGCTATGAGTCTTGTTCCAGAAGAATACAAGCAACGTATGGTTAAGAAAACAATTAAGTCTACAGTTCAAAGATTAACTCCAGAACAAATAATTCCGGATGAATTGAAACAGGAGATGAATGAGGTTATATTAACTAACAAGCTAACGGGGGAAGATTAATGTCAAAAGCAGAACAAAAGTCTTGGGAGTATGATTCATCATACTCTTACGAGGCTAATCAAAGCAGTTGGATTGACGCAGTCAATTTTGAACGTAAACAACATAATGAAAACACACTTACTCAAGAACAAGCAGAAATGAAGTTCCAAGAGTATTATTTAAAAGGAGATTACAATGGGCAAACTTAAATCAGCAATGATGGACATAGGCCATAGAGCTATGGACATAGGCATTGACGATGCAGTATCAGAATTTACTATGTCAGAAGAGGACATAAAAGCCTGCGTACTGTTCGCAAACAGTTACTCAGGTAGATGGGAACAATTTGTAGCAGAAGGGCTTTGGAACGAAATGGGCCCCACTATTCACTAACATGCCAAGGAGTGGCACTAGTATAGCCCAAAGAAATCCTCTCGACTTCTTTGGGCCATGCGCCTTTATCCAGATTCAGTCTTCTTAAAATCTAACTAAGTTATATTTTCTGAATCTATCTAAACAATCAACCTACGATACGTATACCCACATTTCAAGTGTACCAACGGCTACATCTGTAGCTGGATCTACTTGAACAAGAATATCAATAGTGTTATCAGCAGTGTATAACTGAGGTACTAAATCAGCAGCTTCGTGGTCTACACCACCAGCTTGTCCGATTGTTGAACCGTCAATATATCTGTCAACATCACCATCGTCACCGACGTCAAACACTAGTTCAGTACCAGCATCTAAATCAGATGATTTTATTTTAACGTCATGAACAGTTTCACCAGCGAAAACTTGTACCAATTGGTACACATCGTTAGTGTTACATGCTGTAGTAACGTTTAATTTAGCATATCTAACTGCCATGTTTCCACTTGGAAACGGCTTAAAAGATTGATTGCTATCTACTTGGCCACTTTTAAAAATTGCCATAATATTATCCTCTCTTGTCATATTACACAAAAGTATGTAATACTTAATGTTTTAAAGACACTTATCTGTCTTGTCAAGTTTAATTAAGGAGTAATTAGCTTAGTGATCTACGTAAAACGTAACCCTTTGAATTATTATAGACGATATAATGATCCAGAATATTTACCATTTATACAATGGAAACGCGTAAGCCGTTCAACTGCTTACAATATGACTGTATCCAAACAACAAGGTTGGGAACAATCATCAACAAAACAATATAAACAATGGTTAGCTGCCATGAAGGAAGCAGGCCATAAAGTACTATAATTCAAGGAGGAATTATGACAAAGCTAAGAAAAGCATTTTCAGAATTAGACAACGCATTACCAGACTCGGTGTTTGACTCTGCCCTGTGTCAAGAGACCGTGGACGCAGTGTGGGAAGAAATAGATAAAGCAGAACAACTAATAGCTAAAGGCAAGATTGCCGAAAAATATGTAAAACAATGGAGTAAAAGCTAATGCAAAAATTATATTTAGATTTCGAAACTTATTTCGACATACAGACAAGTTTGACAAAGATGTCTACAGTACAGTATGTCAACGATGACCAGTTTAAGGTTTGGGGCGTGGGAATAAAAGTAGAAAACGGAGAGACAGAATGGTACAACGAGTGTGACACCCCGGCCATTTTGGAACAAATCAAGTGGGACGAAGTCGCCCTGGTTTGCCACAATACTCTGTTCGATGCTTATATTCTTACTCAGCATTTTGGGTATAAACCGTCGTACTATTACGACACAGCGGCAATGAGCCGTGGTTTGTATCCAAACATGTCTGCACGATTAAAAGATTGTGCAAAGCGTGAGTTCCCTAACGATGAGACACTAAGAAAAGGCGAAGAACTAGTTAACGCAAAAGGCGTACGCGATTTAGATCCAGAGCTTGATGCACAAATAGGTGCGTACTGTATTCAGGATGTAGATCTAACGTACGAATTGTTTCAGAGTTATGCTCGTGGCTATCCAGACTCAGAGTTAGATCTAATAGATTTAACTGTACGTATGTTTGTAGAGCCCAAGTTAATATTAGACCGTGGACTTTTAACAACTTACAAAGAAGAAATTGTAATTAAAACAGCAAAAGGGATAGAGGACAGCGGAACAACAAGAGAGGTTTTAGCCAGCCAACAAAAGTTTGCGACATTTGTAGAAGGACTAGGTATTAATGTACCCACTAAAAAAAGCCCCACTACAGGTAAACAAATACCTGCATTTGGTAAAGCTGATCTTGCGTACATGCAAATGCAGCGCATGTATCCAGAACACGCAAAAGTATGGGAAGCAAGAGAACTAGTAAAATCTCGTATAGAAGAAACTCGTGCGCAAAGGTTTATAGATTCTACTAATCCTGACGGTACGTTCAGCATACCGCTGCGTTACTATGCCGCACACACGGGCAGATTTGGTGGCTCAGATAAAATTAACTTACAAAACTTGCCCCGGGGCAGTAAGTTACGTACGGCGTTAATGGCTCCTGAAGGTCAAAAGTTGTTTATTGCTGACTCGTCTAACATAGAAGCAAGGATGTTGGCGTGGCTTGCAAAAGAAGAAGATTTGTTAAATGCTTTTGCTACAGGTAGAGATGTATATTGCGAATTCGCATCTGAAATATATGGTCGTACAATAACTAAGCAAGACAAATTAGAAAGGTATGTAGGTAAAACTGCAATCTTAGGGTTAGGTTATGGTATGGGTCATGTTAGATTTCAAGACACGCTTAAAGCTGGATCTCCATCTGTGGACATGTCCGAATCAGCTGCACAAACTATTGTTCAGCAATACCGTGGCATGTATCCTAATGTTCCGCAACTTTGGTCCGGAATGAAAGACATGTTGTTTGAGATGATATCTCCATACGCAGACGGTACAAAGTATGGGCCGCTAATCATTCGTCCGCGTAAGCTAGAGTTACCAAACGGAATGAATTTATCTTACCCACACTTAAACTACACTCAAGGAGAATTTGTGTATCAAACAGAAAGAGATTACATACGTACACATGGGCCAAGGGTTACAGAAAATGTTGTACAAGCTTTAGCAAGGTTAGTTATTACTGACCAAATGCTAGACGTACAAAGCATGCCCCAGGTAGACATTGTAATGCAGGTACATGACGAAATTATTGCCATTGGCTCTGAAGTAGATTCAGATGCTACAATGAATCAAATAATAGAAATCATGCGCACACCACCTGAGTGGTGCAAGGATCTACCTCTTGACGCAGAAGGCGGAGTGAGCCAGGTATATGACAAATAAGAACTTAATTCTTACAAGAAAAAAAGGAGACAAGGTCATCGTACATACCGATGGCCAAGTTCTCTGCATTATAACAATAACAGATATAGCTACTAAGCAATGCAAAATAGCATTTGAGGCAGACTCAAGTGTACGCATTGATAGAGAAGAGGTGTATCTAACAAAGGAGATTTAATATGGAAGTTGTTTTCCTAAAAGCTAAAAAAGCATTATCAAAAGAAATATCAAAAGATGGGTCCAAACCTTACCCATTAGTAAAGAACTTTAGTTCTTACTCAGAAGAAATATCAACAGACAAAAAAGGACTAACCAAGTTATACAAACTACTTACAACTGCCGCTGACTCAGGGCACTGTTTGCACAAAGGAACATTAAAACGTGAACTAACGGACGAACCCCGAGCATTCATGGCTGACCGTGCCGCAACGACTGAACTTCTAGTTCTAGACGTAGACGGTTTACGTACAAGTAATCCAGGGGACCTTCAGGCATTAGCCGACAAAATAGTTATGCAACTACCTGAGATATTCCATACTGTTTCGTACATCGCACAGGCCAGCGCATCTTTAGGCGTAAAGAAAGACACAGTGTCATTACACTTATTCTTTTTATTAGATATGCCAGTGCATCCTAAAACACTAAAAGATTATATTCGTTTAATTAATTACACTACAGAATTCTTAGCTGAACAAATAACTTTATCTGCTAATGGCCAAAGCCTTTCTTATATATTAGACCCTAGTGTTACTGACAACAGTAAACTTATATACATAGCACCTCCTATATTCAGAGGTATGAAAGACCCATTACCAGACGGTAGGTTTGTACAAGTAAACCGTAGTCAAACTATGTTAGAAATATCTTCTTCTTTAATAGGAGTTAACCCTGAGAAAGTACACTCTTTAGGTTTAACTATAAAAGACAACTTAAGAAAGAAAAACAATCTTCCTAAAAGAGTAGGCAAAGTAGCTACAGTAAATGTCGCAGGCGAAGCTCAAGAAGTATTACAAAACCCTGACAAGATGACTATCCAGGTAGCACGTGTGTCCGAACCCTTTGTTAACTGTAATGTTAATGGTGGAGATAGCGGAGGTTATTACTTTTTATTAACTAATCCTCATTACATGTACAACTTTAAAGGTGAACCAGTATGGGAAATAGAAAAAGCAGACCCTGACTTTTACAAAAGTATCTTCGATATATTCGCAGATAAAATTGACTCGGAGACAAAGCAAAAGCCTATAGCACTTAGAGACTTTTATACTGATACTTATTTTAATGGTATTTTTGATGAATCTAAACAACAGTTTAGTGATGATTACCCATTAACTCCTACAAGTAAAAATTCTATAAATGACTTTATGAAATCACATAGTCGTCCCAACATGGATTACATACCTGATGCTAAAGTAGTGTTCGACCCAAGTAACGATAAAGGTATTCAATTAGATGAAGTTCCTTATTACGTAAACTTGTTCCGTCGTACAGAATACATGCTGCAGGCTAACACGAACGTAAAAGAACTAGAATACGGAACTGCTATAGAAGTACAAAAAATTGCACCTAATTTTTATAAACTTCTTATGCACGCGTTAGGTAATGGCAAACCAGAGTTTGAACACTTTGTTAATTGGCTTGCGTACATTTACCAGAACAAGAAAAAAGCTATGACAGCGTGGATATTTACGGGCATACCCGGCACTGGTAAAGGTTTGTTTGTACACAAGGTTCTTAAACCTTTGTTTGGAGAACAACAAACACCTATGAGAGCTTTAGAAAATATAGAAGAACAATTTAATTTGTATATGAGAACAGCATTGTTTTTAGTAGTAGATGAATTTCGTATGGCTGATTCAGGATCTGTAGGTCGCATGGCCGACAAACTTAAACATCAGATTACAGAACCTAATCTAACTATTAGAGCGATGCGTACTAACCAAATAGAACTTCCGTCTTTTACAAACTTTTTGTTTCTTACTAACAGAGCTGACGCAGTCAAAATAGAAGAAAGCGACAGGCGTTATAATGTTGCTCCTAGACAAGAACAAAAAATAGAAGAGGTTTACCCAGAGCTATTAAATAATCTAGATGTTCTAGACGCAGAGCTTTACATCATAGCAGGTGTATTGCAAAAGTTTAAAGTAGATGTACGTATGGCGCACACTGCTTTAGAAAACGATGCTAAGAAAGAAATGAAACAAGTATCTATGTCTGTTATAGAAGAATTTGCAAATGCAATACGTACACGTAACTTAGAATACTTTACAGATATATTAGAAATACCGCTTACAAATACCTTTGACGCCGGCGGTATAAGTACGGCACAAAGATATGTAAAAGCTTGGTTAGCTTCAGTAGGAGAAACAACAGTTGTACCACTTGTACATTTTAAAATTGTATATGATGCACTTACTGACAGCCGAAACACTCTATCTCAAAGAGATTTTGCAAAACGTATGACTAGACTAAATATAAAAACAGAACGTAAACGTATTAGTAAAGACAGAAATGCAAGAATACCAAGAGGTGTTGTATTGGCTTGGAAAATAGACAATAATGTAAAAGAAGAACTTATAAAAGAACATTTTGACGAAAGGGATTTAACTTTACTTGACGGAGCAACTAACACAGCCTAACCGCCCTGATTTAATAAGCGCGATAGAGGTCACGGAAGATCTTGAACTTGGACATGTACCAGCTTGGAGTTACTCGGCCTTAAAAACCTTTGAATCTTGCGCTTATCGTACTTACATATCTAAAGTAAAAAAAGTTCCCGAAGACTTCGGACCTGCAGCGGCGCGTGGTACGGAGATACATCAACAGGCTGAAGATTACGTACAAGGCAAGCTCCCAGAGCTACCTGACACGCTTAAAAAATTCCAATCTAAATTTACAAAACTACATGCTCTTTTCGAAGAAGCTAAAGTAGAAGTAGAAGGCGATTGGGGTTTTACAATAGATTGGCAAGTATGTGATTGGATGGCAGGGGATGTTTGGGCTAGGATAAAACTAGATGCATTTGTACACGAGACAGAGACATCAGGTCGTGTAATTGATTACAAGACAGGTAAACAGTTCGGTAACGAAATAGCCCACAGTCAACAAGCTCTAATCTACGCAATAGGTAGTTTCTTTAGATTCCCTGAATTACAAATAGTTCAAACAGAAATATGGTATCTAGACCATGGAACAACTCTAGAACAAACTTACACTCGAGATGAAGCTATGCAGTTTATGCCAAAGCTTCATGAACGTGGAATAACAATGACAACAGCGGTTAAGTTCCCACCTAACCCTAGTTTGTATAATTGTAAATGGTGTACTTACGCTAAAGGTTTTGATCCCTATTGTCAGTGGGGTATAACTTAGAGTATAATTAATATACGGTGCTCAACCAAATAACACAGAGCACAGTAAACATGAGGAACGAAAGATGAACGATAAAATACCGATGCCCTACGAGCATCAAACAACTACTACAGATTTCATTGTAGCCAACCCAAAATGCATGATTACCTCCGACCCAGGAACAGGTAAAACTCGCGCAGTATTAGATGCCCTTGCACAATTTAAAGGTCGTACATTAGTACTCGCTCCTTTATCTATTCTAGAAGCTGCTTGGGGAGAAGACATAGATAAGTTTACCCCCGCGTTAACATACGGAGTAGCTTATGCAAAAAACAGACAAAAAGTATTTGAAGACACTTCTACAGATTTAGTTATTACAAACTTTGAAGCTGTTAACTTTCTTATAAAAAACAAACATCTATTAAAAGGTTTTAATACCTTAGTTATAGATGAGTTTACAGCATTTAAAAATAGAACAGCCAAACGTAGTAAAAACATGGCCAAGCTATCTGTGTTATTTGATAATAGAATAGCAATGTCAGGTACACCTAACAGTAACACTATATTAGATATATGGCATCCTACGTACATAGTGGATGACGGCGATCGACTAGGTGCTCGTTACTTTGCTTTTAGAAACACTGTATGTACTCCAAAATTCAATGGTTTTGCTAATGAATGGATTGACAAACCAGGGGCAGAACAAACAGTTGCAGATAGACTAAAAGATATAACTATAAGATACGCACTTACCGAGTGTATGGATCTACCTGACAATATTGTACGTACAATAAATACTAAACTTACACCTACAGTACAAAAGCAATATAAATTGTTAGCTGATGAATCAGTTTTGTATACAAAAGCAGGCACAGTAAACGCAGTGCACGCAGGAGCCAGGGTAAAGAAACTATTGCAGTTAGTTACAGGAGCTGTGTACGATGAAGATAAGTTAGTTCAATTTATACACCAAGAACGTTACGACATTGTTATGACTCTTGTAGCACAACGTGCACATTCACTAGTAGCATTCAACTGGCGTCACGAACGTAATGCTCTAATAGAAATAGCAGAGAAAGAAAATATATCTTACGCTATTATTGACGGCACTATACCACCTGAGAAAAGAAAGGACATTGTAACGCGCTATCAAGCAGGTCAAATACAAGTATTGTTTTGCCACCCACAATCAGCAGGACATGGTCTTACTCTTACTAAAGCTAATACAGTTATATGGTGTTCACCTACATACAACGCAGAACACTTTCAACAATTTAACCAACGTATCTATAGAGCAGGGCAAACACAAAAGACTGAAACTATATTAATACAAGCTAAAAATACTTGGGAGCCCGAAGTATATAAGAAGTTAAACACTAAACTAGGGCGAATGGAAAATCTATTAAACATATTAAAGGAACAAAAAAATGAGCAATAAAAAACTAACAGACTTACTAGCTGAGGTAGCTAAAATACGTACGGAAGTAAAAGCCGTACAGACACAAGAAAAAAGCCTCAAGAGCGAACAACGCGAACTAGAAATACAGATCACTATTAGAATGAGGGAGCAAGGGCTCGATAAGATTTCTAATGATGTATGTACAATTTCTTTGAAAGAAGAGATTGTGCCAACCGTAGAAGATTGGGACTTACTGCAGGAGCATGTAGCAAAAACTAACCAGTTTGAGCTATTGCAAAAGCGTATGTCTGCAACCGCCTACAGAGAACTTGTTGCACTCGGGATGGACGTCCCCGGTGTTGTGAGTACAGAGTTGACCCGAATTAATTTTAGGTCAGCATAATAATAATAGAACGACGAAAAAAGGAAAACGAATTATGTCTAAAGATATAAGTATTGTAACGAGCGAACTACCAGCTCACATTAAATTAGGTAGTGCATTAGGTAATGAGAATGTAACTTCGGAACATCTCTCAGTACCGCGTGTAAAACAACTTCAAAAGATGTCTAATGAAGTAGATGAAAACCATAGCGATTATATGGATAACGTTAAGGTTGGTGATTTTATAAACACTGTAACAGGTGAAAATTATGGCCAAGAGATTCTACTAGTTAATGTACATTTTAAAGAAGAGTATATTTGTTGGAAGAAACGTGAAGCTGGTGGAGGCTTGTTAGGTAGTTACCCTACTAAAGCAGAAGCTATTGCAGCTTTAACTCTGAATAACGAAAAAGAAAACGAAGTAGATATAACCCAGACTCAAACTCATACTTTATTAAAAGTAGACGAAAAGACTGGCAATATAGCTGACATACCGTTTCTATTCGATTGCGCTAACTCTAAGCTTAGAGTTTCAAAAGAATGGAATACGCAAATACTAAAAATGTCTGGAGACAGGTTTGCTGCTCTTTGGAAAATGTCATCTGTATCAACTACTAACAGAAAAGGACAGGCGTTTATGAATATAGACATCTCTAATGTTGGTTGGTTAAATGAGGAAACTTATAAAGCTGCAAAAGACTTCTACATGAAATCTTACGGCGGTTAATAACTTACGTACCGGTGCGAACGAATGGTTCGCACCCAAGTACGTGTGGTATACTTTTTATGTGCAAGAAAAGGAGTTTATTAATAAAGTACATAAGCACCTGCCCAAGGAGATTTACCGCTGGAAAATCAACGACCCTTATCATGGCGGTGTTGCAGATACTTTTTACTCTGGCAGAGCTAATCACTGTTTTATCGAATATAAATACAAAGATACGCTCCCTACCAAATCCACATCAAAAATCAAAATGAACTTATCCGCACAACAACGTATATGGCTTACGGAACGCGCACAACATAATCTATTTACTTACGCCGTACTTGGGTCAGGTGATCAAGTGTACGTAACTGAAGATTTTACTATTACAGAATTAACAGTAAAAGAATTTAACGACGATTCAATACCTTTTAAAACGTATGTAGAATCGTTAACTAATTTTTGTTTAGGAAAAAAACAATGAAAAAACTATTTAGCGAATGGCTAACCAAGTTCTTAGAAAGATCTTTTCAAAGAACAGAAGATAAATTATTTAGGAGAAGAAATGACTGACATGGTTAACTCACCTCCGCATTACAATAGCGGAGAAATAGAATGCATCGATGCAATAGAAGCAAGTATGACACCCGAAGCTTTCAAAGGTTACTGTAAAGGTAACATATTAAAGTACATGTGGCGGTATGAAAAGAAAGATGAGCTAGAAGGCCTACTTAAAGCCCGTTGGTACCACAATAGGCTAGTAGAAACCATTATAAAACACAAAGAGCAATAGAAACTATTGTGCTTATTTGTCTTAAAAAGTTATTTAATCTAAGGCTAAGGCCTTACTTCCCTAAACAAAACAACACCAGCGAGCTCTGGTGAAGCCGTTTTTTACGCTTTTGGGTTTTTTTTCTTTGCTTTCTTAGTTCTAGCATAAGATCTATTTTCAGAAGCAGATTTAACTCTTAAATTAGATGTTTTGTTATTTTTAGGATTTCCATCTCTATGGTGAACGTCATTGCCATCTCCTTTTACAATCTTCCCAAGCTTTCTAGCTATAGCATTAGCTGCATTTCTCATAACTCTATTTGCAATTTGTTTAGGTTTGCTATGGTAATTAGCATATTCTTTTTTATAATCTCTAGCCATTTAAATAGTATACACTTTTAAAGATTCTTCTTTACCTTTTACTTTTATAACTTCGTGCAACACTGCAGCTCCCGGAGCAAGACATTTGTACGTAGATTCCCCAATCAATAAATCAACTCCTGCTTCTTTCGTAGCAGACTCTAATCGCGCGGCTGTATTCACAGCATCTCCTATCGCCGAATAATCAAACCTTGTATCTGAACCCATATTACCAATTACAGCTAATCCTGTATTAACACCTATACCAATTGCAATTGGCTCAGACAATTCTTTCTGGAGGATACGTATACTTGTACGGATATCTTGCGCACATGCTACAGCTCTTTGTTCATGGTTGTCTAAATCTAAAGGAGCATTAAATATAGCCATACACGCATCTCCTATAAATTTGTCTACCATACCGCCGTGTGCCTGGATGCATGTGACTTGTACGGTAAGTACCTTATTCATAATCTCAGTTACTTCTTCTGGTTCTAGTTTTTCGGATAGACTTGTAAAACCTCTTACATCAGTAAACAAGAACGTACACTCTCGTTTCTCCCCGCCAAGCTTTAATAGTTCTGGATTGTCTTGTAAGCGTTGAACTTGTCTAGGGTCTAGGTACTGTTCAAACTGTTTTTTAATTAATTGCCTTAATTTAAATTGCTCTCTAAAGCGTAGCCAAAACTCAGGTATAGATATAACTAAGAGTGATAACAGACTATAACTTACATCTATAAGTACATTTGTAGTTATTAAATAGTAACCGCCACTAGCAGCCACAACAAACAAACTAACTAAACCTATCCCACTCCATACTACTGTACATGTACGTATTATAAGTATGCCTAATGTTAGTACTCCTAGTAATATAAGTAATTCATATAATAAAGAAGCGGCAGGTATTTGAGGGCTATCAAAGAATAAACTTTCTGTAAGAGCTGCTTGCACTTGGTGTGGATAAAAAAGCCCTGCAGGTGTAGCTATT